TTACCTCCACCATCAAATTTAACAAATATTCACCAGACAGAAGACTCACAATATAACTTAGAGCAAGATTATGAGCAAAAAATAAATACACAAAGACCTAAAGAAATACACGATACAGATTTAAATAGTCAATCATCAAGTACTAAATATCCCCAAACAATAACTTCAATTCCATCATCTTTAATGAAACGATCAGACCCACATCAATATATAATGGACCTATTACTCTTTATTTCACTTGGTATTTTAATTATCTTATTATGTGATCAAATATTTAAACTTGGTATGTCATATGGTATGAAAGATACTGTACACATATTAATGCCTTATCTTAAAGAACTTAAAATAAACGAAGTGTAGATAAATATAATGGCTCAGATTTAACTGGACGTGTATTAGCTGATAATGGTAATACTGATTTATTTGTAGGTAAAGGTTGTATAAAATCAGGTAGTTTATGTTTATTTTTCATAAGTGGTAAAGAATTTTCTATTTGATATTGAGGATCATATTGTACCTGTGGAAGGTTTCTATCTTCTCTCACTGATTGTATTTGTCGGGGACGATGTACTTTAACAGGTTTAGGTGGTTTTAATTCTTCTGGATCCCAAGAAATATAAATTACTGCAATGTGAGGTTTTGGAAGTATTTGAACTAAAAAACCATTTTTACGTAGTGCATGAACAATATAATTTAAACATTCATCGAGATTGTACAAAGGAAACCCTAATAAAAATGCAGGTATCTCATAAAATGTATTTTGACCATTAATTGTTGCAATTGATTTAATGCGGTTATGACACATTTCTAATATTTTATCGAAACACACTGTTCTTTTCTGTGCTTGTTTTTTTTGCATTGAATATAATTCACTTATATTTATCTGCGGTGGCATTTCCCTTATTTCTATACTATATATCGATAAGAATGAGTCTACAATACACACATCTTGTATTAAGTGGAGGTGGACTTAGTGGATTAGTATATTTAGGTGCATTAAGATATTTACAGCAAGAGGGATACGATAAAAATATTCTTCATATTTCTGGTTCCTCTATTGGTGCTTTTTTTGCAGCTGCCTTTGCATTAAATATATCAATGAGTGAATTAGAAAATCGATTCAAAATTTTTTTCAAAGATACTGAAAAATGTACAATACCTGTATCAATGGATTCATTATTGCATTCATATGATAATTTAGGAATTGATGATGGAAAACGCTTAATTCATGTAATACATGATTATCTTGGTCATATGACATTTTTAGAATTAAGTAAAAAAACTGGTAAAAATCTAATAATATCTACGACACACGTTGCAACAATGCAACCAACTTATTTCTCAGTTGATATTACACCACATGTAATTGTTGCAGATGCAGTTCGTGCATCAATGGCAGTACCATTATTTATTCGTCCAGTTGAAATTGGAGAAGATTTATATGTTGACGGGGGTATTACCGATGGTGTTCCAATAGAACCATTCGCACATGTTCCTGAAAAATTAATTTTAATTCTTCATTTATCCCAAAAGGCTGAAAAAAAACAAGAATTGATCGAAATTCAAAAACCAATTTTTATAAAATTTATTACATCAATCTTAGAAACGTATTTATCAAACTATTTAAGTATTCGATTATTAACAAATACTTATACGAATTATTGTCGATTTAAAAAATGTCCAATATCATTTTTACCATTTATATGGGATAATGATTCATCATCTTTAGTTATGAGAATTGACGATAAACAAATAGATGACTCTTTTGCAGCAGGTTATCAACGAGTACAATCATTTCTTGATTATAAAGAAAAAGAATTTAATAAATTACATAAAAACCGCATCTTTAATTTAAGTGTTTGAACCAATATTTGCAATGTAATCATTTAAAGCACCAGAAGTTCTTTCACCACTATATTTAACTGGATCATTGCCTGGAACTTCAATAATAATAGTTGGATATCCTGTTATTCCTGCTGCAGATGCGGCTTTTTGCCCATCTGGTGTTGTTGCATCGATTTTTTGTGCCTTTATTTGTGTAACATCAGCAGTTGCTTGAAAAGTACCCCATTCTGGGTTAAATTTCTTGCACCATCCACATCCAGGCATATGATAATATGTAACTACAACAACACCACCTGTATTTGTGAATTTTTCAACTTTTAATTTATATAAAACAACGACTGCAATAATTAAGAGAATTATAAAGATAGCTGACAGATTATTACGTGTGAATAAGTTTTTAAGTAATTTAGACATAATTTTTCAAATCCTATATTCATTGGGATATTATTTTTTATTTTAATTGGTATATAATTCTAAAATATTTGGAACATCATTTATAAATCCAGCTTGTTTTGCTTCATAAATCCAATCTTTTATTGATTGATTTCCTATTTCACCAAGACTACCCAATGTAATTAAGTTTTGATGAGGTAATAAATATACTTTTAATTCACTACGAAGAGTATACCATGTTCTATAACTAATTAAAAAAATTCTAAATGTATTTGTCTCAAAATCTTTAATTTTTGTGTAAAAAGAGTCGCGGTCATCATATATATCTTTATAAAAAAGAACATCAACCGAATGGTCATTATTTTCTAATTTTTCAAGTACATCATATGTTTCATCTTCTGTTTCACAAATAAAAAGTGTTTTATATACTGAATTTTCTTCATAATACATATCGAATATATTTATCATTGATTCTATAGATGGATCTTCTTCCATAAATACTTTGTATGAATCTACTTATCTAAAAAGCTTTATATAAGGATTCATAGAATATGTTATATTATCTCTTTGTAATAGAGATTTATAAATAATATAACTGATGGCAAGTATATTATCTATAAATGGTAATGACTCGAGTGATCTTATTGATATCGAAGTTTTCATTAAAACACGTGAGTTATGTAAAAATGTACCAGAAAGTATGCAATCGAAAACAGAGATTTTGCAAAAATCATTTCGTTGTTTTCAAGAAAATCAGGACATACTTAAAACCTCTTCTGTAAAAAGCGATACTCGCAATAAGTGGACACGAAAAACTATTCAAGGAAATGCTGTTCAGCCACAGCCTATACAAGGTTCAAATATTCGTCCAATAATTGGATTAAATAGAGAACTTTCTAAAGAAGACCGTATAAAACGGGATTTTATGGGCTTTATAAATAAACTTACTGATGCAAATGTAAAAAATATAAGTAGCTACTTTAATAATAATTTATATATAGAATATATTGATATATATATACGATTATTATGGGAAGCTATGTTACGTTCTGCAGATTTTCAGCACTTATATATTCAATGTTTAGAAGAAATATGTAAACAGGTTGATAATCAAAATAATTTTAATTATAAATTGGAAGCTATATGGTTATTGTATAAAACAGATACAAAATGGATTCCAGTTGATGAATTAATAAATGATAAAAATTATGACGATTTTTGTGATTTTGTAAAATGGAAAAAGACAGCTATAACATATATACAAAGCTTTGCAAAATGTATTCATAAATCGTGGTTGTCCCAAAATATATACGCAGATTTAATTGATGAATTTATTGGTTCAATTAAAAATTTTTTGATTGATTCCCCAGAAGGATGTAAAGTTATTGATGCATTATACGATCAACTATTAATTATCTTAGAATATACTTCTAAATCACAAGATGAGCCAGTTATTATATTTATATCTTTACAATTAAACTCTTCATCAACTTATCGTCCATCGACGCGATTTAAAATTTATGATATTAAAGAATTTTTAGATCGTAAGTCAAAATATTGTGTAAAATTAAAAAATTGATATTATCTAGTTACTATTTAAGTAAGACAAACGTACGATGGCAAAGACAATAGGACTTGCAACAGCCCGAGTAGTTGATTATCGATTAAAAATAATTGAAGATCTGGAATTGTTACGTAAGAAAGAACAACAAGAACGTAATGTTTTTAAAGTACGTGCATATGATAAAGTTATTAAACAATTAAGTGACTATAAAAACCCTATTTATACTATCAATGATATTTCATCTATTGAAGGAATCGGAGAACGTATTCGAACAAAAATTCAAGAAATCCTTGAAACTGGCAAACTCGCTGCAGCAGAAGCCGTGAAAGAAGATTCTGGTATTAATGCAATAGATACTATTATGAAAATATATGGTATTGGTCCTGTAAAAGCAAGTGACCTTATAAAAAATCATTCAATTCGAACAATTGCAGATTTACGTGCAGAAATTACGAAAACTCCTTCACTTTTGAATGATAAACAAAAAATAGGTTTAAAATATTTTGAAGATATTCAAGAACGTATTCCACGTGATGAAATGCTTCTTCATGAAAGTCGTATTTTAAAAGCTATTCATAAAATACATTCTGATTTTAAAACATCAATTGTTGGTAGTTTTAGACGTGAAGCTCCAACAAGTGGAGATATAGATGTACTTATTGGATATCCCAAAGAAATATCCGAAAAAGATGCAGAAAAAACTTTTATTACAATTGTAAGTGAGTTTAAGAAAGCTGGATATATTATTGATACTCTTGCAAATGGATCAAAAAAATGTATGGCTCTTGTTAAATTAGGTGAAAATACAAAAGTTCGCCGTCTTGATTTATTATTAACTCCTCCTGATGAATTTCCATTCGCACTTCTTTATTTTACAGGATCAGATAAATTTAATATTCGCGTTCGTAGAAAAGCCACTGAAAAAGGATATTCTCTCAATGAACATGGACTAAAAATAATTAAAAAAAATATTGAAACACCACCAATTATGAAAACTGAAAAAAATATTCTTGATTTTCTAGAAGTATCTTATCTTGAACCTAAAAATCGATAAATGTAAAAAAAAATCCGTGTAATGATATAGAACACAACACGAATGAATCTTAATATAGCCAATGCTATTTCTGTTGTTGGAAAATTACTAGGTTTTATTTTATTATTAGTCGCATATATATATATAAATAAACTTGAAACAACTGGCTGTGAATGCTCTGTTCATCCATACCGTAATTCTATCCACAAATATTTAACTTTTGCAATTGTTTATTTTATAGTTACCGTATTCTTCCCACCATCCCTTGCAGTAGAAATTTTTGGTTCTGTAGGTGGAATTGCATATGTTGTTGTTGATATTATCTTCACACTTGTTTCGCTGGTATTCTTCATTTTAATGATGAGATATATTAAATATTTATCAGTCGAAAAATGTAAATGCAGTGAAGGAAATACCCGAGAAATTTTATACATATATTCCGTAATTGAAGTAGTTATATTATCACTTCTTGTTGTATTACCAATTTTAACTACTATTATAAAAGGTGCTTTAGCACTAGCAGTTTCAACAGTCGAAGATGTTAAATCTAAAAGTGCTACAGTAACAGATGTAGTATTCAATCCATTAAAAGCTGTACGTCAAGTACCAAAAGCTGCTCGCCGTGACTTTAGTGAAATTATAGATATACCAAAACAAACAGTTTCAGGTGTCAAAAAAGTGTTAACTCGTCGTCGTTAAATAGATATAATTAATTTTTTAAAACTATATAAAAAAAAATACAGTTATTTATAGGCTTCTGCCAATAATTATGGAAAGGTGTCTTACGTGTAAATATTTTAATGGAAAATTATATTTACCAATGTGTAAACGTGTTTGTATATTAAATAATACACGCTTAATAATTTTACCTCCTCCATCAAAATCAGAAGAATCTTCACATCATATATATGCATGGTGTCATCAAGTGACATTAAATGATAATTTTTGCGGAGAAGATGGTAAATTATATGAAAAATATAGTGAAACAAATGAATTAAATATTGAACGTATTATTCCAATTATGGAGAATGGTGAATATACTGCAGATTATCTTAAAAAAAATGGGAAATATTTAAGGTTATCTTAAATTAAATATTAAATATATAATCTAGAAAAATGTGGACTGAATGGAAATCTTTATGGAAAAATCTACCAAATGAAGTATTTTTTCATATGCTTTCATTTGTAGATGATATTGATATTCGTAGAGCTTTTAAAATGCCTATACGAAAACTTAAGTTAACAGATGAATATATAACTAGACTTACACATTGTATTGATGAATATTCACAAGGTATAACTATTAAATATATACCATTAACAAATACTCTTCATGTGTTGAGTCACATATATGATGATATTATTGATGACTCTTTATTTAGTCATAAAATTATAAAAAATATTAATTTTAATGAAAATGTATTTGGAAATGCTTATTTTACAAATATTTTAACAAATCATCGTGAAGTTAGTTATAAATATTGGCATTATGGTGGTTTATCAATGTATATTGAAAGAATTACAGGAGCACCTTATATACTCTTTAATTTTAATTTACAGATTTAGTGTGCGAGTAGAGTTAGTACCACTTTTTTTTGGAGGTCTTCCACGACGACCACCATTACTATTTAACATAATACCATTTAAATCTGCAGTATCTTCAATAATAGATGTTATTTCTTCATCTGAAACAGACATAGTTTCAGAACGTTTATCAGGCATACCTTTATTTATTTTAGCATTTGTGCTTGAATTATTTGGTTCACTTATTTCTGCATGAATTCCATCAATAATATCATCAATATCATCAGATTGACGAACTGGTTTTCCAGGTCGTGTCATTTGTGGCATAGGTGGACCACCTCCATTTCCACCAGGTCCTCCCAAACCACTTAAATTCATCATATTTCCAATCATACCAAATAAGCCGCTTCCTCCCCCATTATTTTGTGAAGCACTTGCTTGTTGTGCTTCTTGTTGTTGCATTTGATTCATTGCTGCCGCTTGAAATTGTTTCATTAATTCAGGATTACTTTTTAAGACTTCTTCTACACCTGGAAGAGTTGTTTTAGATTGTTTAAACATACTTTGAGTTAAATGATACATAAATGCACTTCCCCCAACACCAAGCAAAAGGCGAAGTTCTGGTGCCATTTGTTGACCACTTCCCTTATATTTTTCATGAAGTTCTTCGAAGATATCATCATAATCTGTAATTTTATCATGAACTTGTTCAGACCACCCATCTAATTTTGCAGAGATTGGGTCAAATTTAGTATTCATAAATTCAACACCGGAAACTAAGAACATCATTGCTTTACGTTGAAAGCGTACACTTGCATCAATCTCTTTTTCACGTACAATACGATGATATTCTGCACGCATTTCTTCTAAATCTGATTGCATTGAGAAATTACGTGGAAGTTTATATCCTTTTGATTCAAGACGGTCCATTTGATAAAGAATTTCTTTTTTCTCTTCAATTTCGCTCTCTAAACGTGAACGCTCTGTGCGAAAACGTGCTCCAAAATTATCAGAACCATTTTTATCACCAGAATCATCATTTGAACTATTATCTGTATCACTTACATCGCTATCATTATCGTCTTGTACAATATTTATTCGTTCATTTGTATATTGAGATGATTTTGCTTGAGGAATAACAGGTACTTGCCGGTATATATTTGATGCGGGTCTTTGAGGAGATGGTGTCGAAGAGGGTTTTGGTGTTCCTCCAGGAAGTGGTGTTGCACGAGGAGATTTAGAATATTCTGAACTTGCACGTGATGATGAAGATAAAGACATAACTTCATTACTTACTTTTCTACGATTAATTAACATATCTGTTCCTAAATTTGGTCCTGATGCTCCAGTTGGTGGAATTCTAAATGATGACGAATGTAAATCAACTAATTCATCATCATCACTTAATTGTACAGATGGACCTTGCATATAAGAATTCATTTTTAATTATAAGACTCCTATATTCACACTTAAGAGATCTTTTAAATAGTTTTCTACGCAGTTGCTCTTTATTTAACAGTTATTATATATTGATGTATAGATTAAGAGTATGAATAAACAAATATTAGGAATAGATTGCGGTGTTAAAAATTTAGCATATTGTTTATATAATACTGAAACAAAAAATATTCAAAGATGGGATGTTATAGATGTCTCTGAAAATGCAAGTATACCATATATACCAGATATGTCAATAAATTATTTAGATAAACATACTTATCTTCTCGAATGCGATAAAGTACTTATTGAAAAACAGCCTCCTCGTAATGGAAAAATGCGAGTTATGGAAGCATCACTTTATTGTTATTTTACTCTCCGTGGAAAACTTGATGAAAACAAACAAATATCTTGTGTTGAAACATATTCTGCAAAACATAAATTAGGAGGAATGGTAGGTCTATCTGGAAAAAAATCATACGGTGCTCGTAAAAAAGCGGCTATTAATAAAGTAAAGGAAATTCTTGGAAAAGAAACATCTGATGTATGGTTACGTTATTTCTGTGAACATAAAAAACGTGATGATTTAGCTGATGCATATCTAATGGTATTAGCATATATAGAACAACAAAAAACTATTCATGAAGCTCCTGAAAAAAGGATTCTTGCTCGCAAGCCAAAACAAGACACTAAAATAACAGACTATACTGCTGGAAATATTAAATATACTTTAAGAAAATATCAACAAACATATAAAGATATTCAAGAATTATTTGATTATTTAAACGAATCCCATCAGGATTTATTAAAACATATATTAGAAAAATACACTACTGTTGAAAATTCATTAAATAAACTTAAACTCTAATTAATATATAGAAGTGCTAAGTAAATGTATAGTATAGATAATACACTAATTATATATTTTATAAGTTTACTCATACTCGTTGGTAGTTGTATATGTATTATTTATTTATTACTAAAATATAGTAAAGCAGAACCAATTGACAATCATATTTATACATTCGATTTAAGTTTACTTGTAATATGTAAAAATGAATCAATGATAATTCACGAGTTTATAGAACATTATAAATGGCAAGGCGTAGAACACATATATTTAATTGATAATGATAGTACTGATAATATGAAAGATGTTATTCAAAAAGAAATATATGATGGATATATTTCATACTATTATATGCCTGAAAAACATAAACAAATTGAACATTATAATACTGTATATAAAAATATACGTAATGAAACAAAATGGCTCATTGTATGTGATGCAGATGAATTTATTTATAATATACGTGAAAATAATACAATTTTATCATATATAAATAGACTAGATGATTCAGTAAATTCAATTGAATTACCTTGGAAATTATTTGGTTCAAGTGGTCATAAGATACAACCAAAAAGTATTCGTACATCATTTATTTGGCGACAAAAAGATGATGATAAAGATTTTAAAAATATTGTTCGTACAAAAAATACCACTGCTTTAGAAATTCATGAACATGAACATACGAAAAATAGCTATAAAATTATAAATCCATATGAACTTAAGTTAAATCACTATGCAATTATGTCTGAAGAATATTTTAAAGAAATTAAAATGTCTCGTGGTGATGTAAATACTGATAAATTTGAAACAATACGTGATATGACATATTTTGAAAAATATGATAAAAATGGCTCAGAATATAAAGATGAAGAGTTAAAAAATTTAGTTGAATTACAAAAATAATAATCCATTTATGATAGGAAGGATACCTAATTCATTAAAAATTTATAATGAAACATAAAACAAATATATT